TCAGATCCTGGTAATCCTGAGAATGAAGGCAAAGTCTTCATGTATCAGTTCGGTAAGAAAATCCATGATAAGATTATGGATCAAATGCAACCAGAATTTGCAGATGAAGAACCTGTAAATCCATTTGATATGTGGGAAGGTGCAAACTTTAAACTTAAGATTCGTAACGTAGAAGGTTACAGAAACTATGATAAGTCTGAGTTTGCAAAACAAACACAATTGCTTGATGGTGATGACGCAAAACTAGAAAGCGTTTATGATCAAATGTATGATCTGTCTGAGTTTACAGATCCTGCTAACTACAAAACATACGATGAGTTGAAGACAAAGCTTTCTTCTATTCTAGGTGAAGTCGCTGGTATGGGTGCTGCTACTATGGCGCAAACCGCCCAGATGAATGAACCTGTTGAAGCTCCTGCTCCTCAACGAATTGAACCAGTCACAGCAGAGAATATCAAAGTCGAAGACGATGATGACACTCTAAGCTATTTTGCTAAACTAGCTGAGGCTGACTAAAAAGAAAGGCGGGTGTTTATCACCCGCTTTTTTAAAATCCATCTTTAATAATTTTACTACCAAAGTCCTGAGTCTCCCCGATGCTTATTATGCTCATATTTCCAGCATGATTGTTTACATTGTTAGATCCATCAAAGACCTGAACTCCAGGCACTGACTCTATTTGTGCTCCGCCTCCTGGTATTAATCCTACATTAGGAGGAAAGAGTCCAATATTATCAATCATACCCTGATCATTTAATGTTGGTAATTGAAAATTCTTAAAACCACTATTTACTGATCTTTTAATAGCCCCTGACAGATTAGAATCCATTCTTAACATTGGTATTTGAGCATCACTACCTAACTGATTTAATCCTCTATTTATTCCCATGCTTGCTAGATTAATCATAGCATTAACACCATTAGATAAGAGATCAATAGTACCACCTGTTGTTTCCGCAAGTAGATTTACTGTACCTTTCATAAAATCAGGAGTATCTGCTAGCGCTGGATCTTTTAACCCAGACATGTATTCATAAACTAAAGCTGCAGGAAGAAATGTTTTTCCAACAGCTTTCTTTAGACCATCGGATGCTTCTGCCATTCTTATTATGGCATCATCATACTTTTTAAATATAGTAGATTTCGTTGTAACTTTTGGTGCGTTATTTAAATTTGCCGCTTTCATATTAACTCTAGGATCTGCGGCAGTGCTAAAACTCATAGCATTAATATTCGCTGCTTTAGGTATGGTTGTAGTTGTTTGTATAGCACTTCTAAAATTCATAGCTTTCGCTGCAGTTATTGGTTTAACTGTTTTTACTGTTGGTTTTTTATTCTTTTTTATTTCATCTGGATCTGGTGGAGCGCCTCCGCTAACAGCCTTTACTCCCATCGCTAAGCCTAAAGCTGCTGATAAAGCTTTAACTCCTTTACCAACTGGTAATAAAGCTAGTGCTAATGCCAGACGTTTTCCAGCAAATTTCAATAAAGCAGGCGCAAGCGCAGCCATTGCAAATCCCAATGCACCTATAAATGCTTGAGATTCTGTATCAATATCAATAGCAGTACCTGGAATAGTATATACTCCATCCTCATTACCGAATGCTTCATTTACTTTACGCATGGTTTCTTCACCATACGCGCCTACAAGTCCTGCCATTGCAAGGCCGAGAGGACTTTTAATTCCTGCAAATCTGGCGGCTAAAGCAAACTGACCACCTTTAGTTAAAGTTTCTTTTGCTTCAGCACTAAAATCTAATCCATCAATTTCTTTATCAACATAATCTACTAATCCACTTATGGCCTGTTCGCCAAATTTAGACATAACTGCAATTGCTGGACCAAATCGTAATAGTTTACCAGCACCTAATCCAATAGTCCCTGCAGCTAGACCCATTGCTCCAAGAAGTTTTTCAGCAATTCCACCGAAGTTTAATCCACCAAAACCTAAACCTTGTTTTAAGCCTGAAGTAAAACTAGTAGGACGGCTAGCCATAACTCTTTGACGTCGTTCCTTTTGCCTTTCTTCAATTTCTTGTTCTCTCTTATCACCACTACCTTGCTGTTTATCTAAGAACTCGCCAAAACGATCTCTAAGACCTGCAGTAGTCCTAGTACCATCTTCTATTGAAGAAGTTTGATCTCTTAATGTTTCATTAATTTGAGCTAATGTTGCCATTATAAGTTCCTTACATTTCTTCTTTTGTGCTCTTCGGCCTGTTCTTTTAAATCTTCAGAAAGCATCGTGATGTAGATCTCCCTCTCCCATGGTAACATTCCTTCAACTTCGGTTAAGGAATATTTATGATTTTGTATTAACTGATAATTCGTTTGAAAATAGTTTATCAGAGTTTCATGAGAGAGGTTTATGAGAAAAAATCCTGGATACCTCGCAGCGTATGTGTATTATCGTGATTACATGATGTACATTTAAATTTAATATCGTGTGTCAATTGTGGTACATTATTTACAAATTCCATAATCATATCAAACTGATCATTTGTAAGTGAGCCTAAAAAGTTTTCTACATCTTCTTTTGACTCATCTGCAAAATTAAAGTTTTCTTCTTCAGACTGTAAACTATCTAAACAACCTAAAGTCAAATAATATAGAGTCTCTGAATATCCTGCATTTTCTGGTAAGTCAGCTTTAACCATATGAGAATACACTGGATATTTTAATTTCAATGTATAGTTTTCATTTAACTTAATTTTATTTGTATCTTTCTTTGGTACGTCTATTTGTATTTTATCTAACTCAACTGTATAGTCATTTGGTATTTCACATTCTGAACATTTTACTGTTATCTTTGATGTCTCACCGGCAGATTTTGCACGGATCCTTGTAAAAATATATTCTACATCAAATGTTGCCAGAGAAAGTGGATCGATCGGATCTATCACACATGATTTAATCGTATCTACAATAGATGACAAAATTTGTTTTTCGTCTTGTGACTCTAACGCGATAAGTAATACTTTTTGTTCTTTTACTAAAAATGGTCTATATCTAACTTCCTGTTTCGTTGATGGTATAGTAAGAGAGTACTTAGGTACCTCGTTCACTGTTGGTAAAGGCATTATACAGATCTCCAATCCTTAAATGATAATTGCACGGTCAATTCAACCATTCCACCTGGTTCATTACTAAATTCTATAGCGCTCATACTTGTGGGAAACGCTTTTTCTAAAATACAAGTGTATTCAACTTGTGAGTCTTCTAGTCGCTGTTGTAGCCCTTCAAATTCTGCACTGTTACTTAATACACCTGATGCTAATATTCTCTCAGCCTGACCTATTACATTTTTTGGCATACTGAGTTGTTGTATTCGTACTTCAAACCCATATTCATCCGGGTAATTTAATTCTTTTGTATCAAAGTTGATTATTTTACTTTGCCAAAATTCAAAGTATTGTTTGATGTCATAATCATTTGGTACATGAAAAGTTAATGACACGTCGTCTGTTGCATACGTATATGCTAGTTTATGTTCTTTCATACCAACTATACGCTGATTTGTAAGAATCTGCCTAAAAGGAAGTTGTGCCGATTTACATAAAACATTTAATCGGCGAGTACTAATACCAAATGCACCATCGACTGACGGTAAGAATACACGCCATAAAGATGTTCTTGCAAGTCCGGTACCAAACTCTCCTTTGAGATCGTCAATGCTATATGCCATTAGATCATTTTCCTTGAATCTCTATATACAGTAGACTTACCTGATTTCTGAAAGTCTGCAGTCGGTAAGAATGTAGCGATCTCCCATTCGGGGGCCGGTACATATGCAAATCTACTTTTTACGTTTGAATTTAAATAATGCTTGAAGCATGGCTTAAAAAATTTCAAACTAGATGCACGTTTGAGTGTATTATATGTTGCTTCGAACTTTGTAGTATCATCAAACTTTTTATTATTAGTTATATCCATCAACGCGTCAAGCATCTTTGCTCTTAATGTTGGTGGAAGATAATGTAAATTTAAACCATGAAATCCACCGGGCGCAGGGCCTACAGCAATAACTAATGGAAAGCTATCATAATACGGTAGAGTATCTTTTGTTTTTGGATCATAGAAAAACATATACATGTTTCCTACAACGCTTTTATTTTTTAACTCTACTGGTTCTTCTTTCATCAGTGCACTACGACTTACACGCCCCATTGCCGAGGCTTTACGCCTGAACCAATCTATTGATTCTCTAGTTCTTGGTGTAATACCTGCTCTGAAAGCTTCGAGCTCTAGTTTTTGAAATATATTTGCCATAGCAGTATTTATATGCTATTTCTTCTTTTTCTTTGGAGGAGGTAGCGGCTTTAGTTTCTTTATTGGTTTAGGCATAATACCCATAGTTTGCAGAGTATTCTCTGTCCAGATTTGAAACTCCCACTTTCTATCCTTTGCATATGATTGTGCAGCTTCCCACTTATTCATATTTTTGACATATGTAAATGCCTCATTAATATATCGCTTTGTGCGTTTAGATCCTGTTGGTGGTTTTGTTTCTCTATCAGGTTTGATCTCAACTAACAATACTTTATCCTCAAGAACTATTTTAAGATCAGGAAAATATCGATGATAGCGTTTATCACCATCATAATAATATGGCACAACGACTTCTTCACTCGTCCAAGATTTTACTTTTGGATTCTCATCACACCATTTAAAGCAATGTCTTTCCCACATTGATCTAAAAATAATGTTATTATGGTCTCCACCATACTTCTTTGGGTTTTTTGGTTTATATTTACCTGAGTATGCCATATAAATAGTCTTAAGTTTTTTAAGTATTTATTGGAAAAAACATGCCTAAATATAGATTCCCTCTCGAAGCACAAGATGATTATAAAGGCCGTGTGTATTTTACGCAGATCATTGAAGTACCTCCAAAGATTAATACCGCTGCGTTTAAGAAAAAAGAGGTGACTACCTTTATTGGTGGATCACAAGCTACTGTAACTACTAACGAAGTTGATATAGAAAAAACTTCAGCTGCATCTAATGCATACAATTTTTTGACTGGTACATTCACTCCAGGACAAACATTTCGTGGAGAGACCGTAGAATTATATCTTCCTCCAGCTCAAACAATACAAGACGGAATAGAATTTGATAATGCTTTTTCATTTGGTATAGCTGGTGAGGCAGCGAGGCAATCATTATCAAGAGGAGAAAGTTCTATATTAGGTGCTTCAGCTTCGGCCCTTTTAGGTACAGGTGGTATTGGTTCAATACTTTCAAATCTACAAGATCCAGCTATTGCAAGAGTTGCTGCAGCAAAAGTTGGTGCTATGATGCCAGGTGGAAGAGCAGGTGCAGTAACATCTACAATTTCACAAACTGCATTGAATCCAAATATACGAGCAGTATTTAAATCAGTAAGACCAAGAGAACATTCTTTCAGTTTTAAATTTTTACCTAGATCAGAAGCAGAAGCCAAACAAATAGAAAATATTATTAAATGGTTTCGTACTGAGTTATATCCCGAATCAATCGATATAGCTGCTGGCGGTCAAAGATTACCGATCGGTTATAAGTTTCCCAATAAGTTTGGTATTGCTTTAAGATACGGAAGTAAAAATGTTGGCGCGCAATTACTTCCCTGTTATCTACGCGGAATGACTACGAACTATAATGCCACTGCTATGTCATTCTATCGTGATGGACAATATAGCGAAATAGATCTTACACTTGATATGATAGAATTTAGAACGCTAGATAAAGATGATGTTAGATATGGTTGGAATCTATATGGTAAAAATTATAAAGATTTTTGGGAAGAATTTTTAGAAGGCTTAGAGAAATATTTTGAGGGTGGGAACGACTAATGTCAACATATTTTGAAAATTTTCCAGAAATTTCATATAAGTTTGGTGTAAACTTACCTGCAGTTGCATATCAGAATTTAACTGCATATGTCGATATTATCGATCAAATAAAAGATAATATAGCATTTTACAGAAACTATTATATTCAAGAAGGCGATAGACCAGATCAATTATCATTTAAATTGTATGGTACTGCAGATTATTATTGGATGTTCTATTTACTCAATGATCATATCAAAGAACAGGGGTGGCCTTTAACGTATGATGCATTAAGTAGACTTATAGATAAAGATTTAATACACACCGTAGTTGAAACAAAAGACGTAATTGCTAATAAATTCAAAGTGGGTCAAACAGTAACAGGATCTGCCTCAGGTATTTCCGGAACTATTACACATAGAAACTTAGATTTAGGTCAAATATATATTAAGGACTTACGGCTAGGATCAGGTGACGGTGGAGATACTACTTTCAGATCAACAGAAGTTCTGACATCACAAGTCGGAGAGTCAATAGAATCTATTACTCTTATATCTTCTGCTGCTGAAAAAAATTCTGTAAGATATTATGTAGACGGAAATAACGAACACTGTGATATAGATCCGCATAACGATAGACCAAATACAAAAGCACCAATAACACAGTTAGATTATTATATTGCGGAAAATGAAAAACTAAAAGCAATAAGAGTTATAAAACCTGATGCTGTTCGTGATATATTTAGAGAATTTCAGGATAAGTTTTTAAATGGCTGAATCATATACGCCCTTTGATCCTCATGAGTTTGAGATGCGCAGTGCTATACTATCTACACAGCGCAATGATCATACTGTTGATATTACTACAACATTAATAGAATTAAATATATTCGAACACATCGAACGATCATATCTTACCGGCTTTGTATCATATATTGACACTGGTAGATCTATAGAGATTATGGACTTTCAAGGTACTGAATTTTTAGACGTAGAATTTGGATTATATACAACTCCTTATAAAGTTTCAAAGCGATTTGTTGTAAGGGAAGTTAAAAGTATTGTACCTACAACAGATACTACTGATACGGTTACGCTTCAGATTATAGATTATGATGCATATTTAAATACACTTATTAACGTAAATAAGATGTACGAAGGTAAACCAAGTCAAATTATTGATAATATTTTAAGAGATTATTTTGAAAATAAAAGAGTAATAAGAGCCGGAGACGCTAATCAAATTGCGGCTTTAATAGATGAGTATGAAACTGCATCAAATCCAAATGCAGACGCACTAAATTCAACCAGACAATTAGCTCAAGAATTACAAGCATCATTCAGATATATTGTTCCAAACTTAAATCCATTTGAAGCAGTTGAGATTATAAAGAGACGGACAACTGGATTAAGTGGTACACCTTTCTTTTGTTATGCATCGTTAGCTGATAATAATTTAAGATTCTATGATTTATACAGCTTGCTACAAGAACCAGCTATTAATATAGGTGATCCATTTATTTTTTCTTCACAATTATCACAAAGATCTCCAACTACTGGTGCAGGACTTGCAAGACAAATAAGTAAAATAAAAAATCCAAAGAATGCTAATACGCTAGATCTAATAATGAATGGAGATGTAGGTTCTCTCTACGAATATGTAGACACTACACACGGATTAGAATACACATTTAATTATGATTTAGAAAAAGTTTTATCTAATTTACTTACAACTAATTCATATCCTGCGGCAGATACTAGATCTCTATTTAGAAATGTACCTGTTAGTGAAAATCTTGCTGAAAGAATTACAAAAATATCTACAGGAAATATATATGATGACGCCGTAAAAAATATACACGAAGATATGAGTTCACAAAGACATTCTGCAAAAGCAATATCAAAATCCATAAGAAATCTTCTTGGTAAAGCTGTATTAGAAATAGAAGTACCAGGCCTTCATATGATACCACAAGGCGGCAATAAAACATTAGGAAGAGTTCTTTCAGTCGTATCTATTGCAGATGGTGAACAATTTACCGAAGTATATGATAGAAAAAGAACTGGCGATTATATGATATACACTGCGCGGCATACATTAACTCCAAATAATTACACAGTAGGTTTAAGTCTTGTAAAAATTGCTAACTACAGAGGTAATACTAAACTTAGT